TTTTATTAGCTTCAGGAAATAAATCTTTAGCTTTATCCGCTACAATAATCATATAATATGGTAAATAAAAATTTGCTTTGTCAGTCTCAACAAAAAGCTTTCCATCTGTATTACTTTGAATGTATCTATTTTCATAAAAATCTCTGATAACACTATAATAAGCATATGCCAATTTATCTAATCCAGATAGTGAATAATTATGTATAAGATGATAAACGCATTCCAATCTTTCTGTATCATATTTAAATGATTCAATTAGATAGTAAATTGCCTTTTCTTTTTCTCCGATTCTATTGTATTCATTAAATAAGTTAAGACAGCACATATATTTTTCCTGACTCCAATTGTCATTAGTTAAAGAAATTTTATACCACTTAATTGCGTCGTCATTTTTACCAGCATCTTTATAACTATTAGCACAATAAAAAGCATAACGTAAATAAAGCTTATCATCAACTTTTTTTGCTTCGTGATAGGCTTCTTCTAAAATCTTGGCATCTTTCAAATATTTGTCAGGATCACTATTTCTACTACCACGTCTACCTGAGATAACATAATAATCTCCTTGAAGAGTAGTTATTTTGGCATTTGGTTTTAAACAATTGATATATTCATGAATAACAGATTTATAATCCCATTTAATTCTATTATTAACTAACAAAATTCTTTGATATGAAATACCAGAAGAAGAACCAAAGTTTAATAAATAGCCGTCACTATCAACTTTTGTTGGCATTTTGATATCTCCATGAATTTCATCATCAGCATCAAATACAAATAATAGATCAGTTTTATTAAAAGCAGATTCTAAAGCTAGAGTTCTGTTATGAGCAAAGTTTTTCCAAGTATGATTATGTATTTCACCTTCAATAGACTTTTCTTTAAAAAAATCTTTAATAATAGATTCAGTATTATCTGTTGAACCAGTATCACAAATAACCCAATATGAAAATTTAATTTTGTTACAAAGCATTTCAAGTGTTTCTTTAATAATATGTGATTCATTTTTAACAATCATATTTAAACAAATTGTTGGGGGAATATCACTTATTTTTAATTCCATAATGTTAGTATTTTATTGTTTTTAACTTCTAAAACTAAAAAATATTATTTTACAATATTTAAATATAAACAAAAAATATAAATTATATTATGGATAAAATATCATTTATAATTCCAACAAAAAAAGAAAAAGAAAAAGAATTAAACTATAACTTTAGTTTACCTAAACTAACAAGTAATATAAAAACTGAAAATATATCAAATATAGATACTCCAGTAAAAAATAATAATAATGTAAATGATTATGTAAAAATAGCTCCAAATGTATATAGATTTGGTAATCAAAATCATGCCGCCAATAATATATATGTTTTATATAGCGATGCGTGTCAAGTCAAAAATACAAATAAATATACATCAATTGAAATGTTTAAAAAATGTCATGAATTAATAAATAATACTACTAAAACAGAAGTAAAATACGAAATCAATATAAATTTAGCTTTGCTTCTTTCAGAAACAGAAGGACAATCTGATGAAATATATAAATATTTTGATGAAGCTGTATTAATATGTCCTGATAGAACAGAGCCATACTATTATAGTAGTATATATAGCAATAAAATACGCAATTTTGAGAAATCATATGATTTACTACATAAAGCTTTATTAATATCATATGATGTTGCTAATAGTAAATATCCAGGTACACAAATTACATCATATGGTAAATATTTATATGATGAATTAGCAGTAGCATGTTATTGGTTAAAAAAATATGAAGAATCAAAAATATTATTAGAAAAAATTATTAATGACCCAGATTTTAGTGAAGCCAATGAACGCATAAAAACAAATTTAGAATTTACTATAAAAGCAATGGAAATGGATAAATTAATAAAGTAATAAAATAATTTAATATATTTGAATTATTTTATTGTGACTGTTGTAGTAATAATAAATAATCTGTAAAATCATTAAAATATGAGTAATTATTGATAATATCAATGTCATCATAATTTATTTGAAATTTTTCTTTAAATTTAAACATTCCAATACCTCTAAAATCAATATTATAGTAATATTTAAATATTTTAATATGATTGTTATAATTTTTTAATATATGATAAATAACTTTCCATACATCCCCTGTCCAATTTTCTCCATATTTTAGTATACCATTTTCATAATAATGTTTAATTGGGATTTTAAGTTGTTCATTATAATTAAATGGTAAAATATCATCAATAAATATTACTCCATTATCGGAGAGAACATGTAATGAGTTATTAATGTCTTTAAGAACATATTCAGCTTGATGCATACCATCTATAAAAATAACGTCAAATACTGGCACTGTCAATTCTTCTATTATATCATCAGAATCAACCGATGAAGTATCTCCAATATTATATTTTGTAAAATAATCATCAGATGTTAGTTTAAATAATTCTCCATTAATTGGTGTAAATTTTGGGTCAGGGTCAACACCAATCTTATGAGTAAAATGTACTTCATTAAAACATTCTCCATATTCAACTCCAATTTCTAAATATTTATCATTCTTATTTGTTAGTTGATTTATGATTTGAGAACGTTTGACAGCAGTGGTATTATACTTTGGTTTTTCAATATTACAATAAATGATTTCATAATCAGAAACAGATAAGTATAGAAGTTTAAAATAATTAATTAATTGTGCATTAGGCGTATCAATAAGAGTATAACATTTCATACGTACAAAATTATATCTCTCAATTCTCTGTTGTAAATATTCAATTGAGCATTTATTTTCTAAAATAATAAAGTCATTTCTGGGATTTTTATATAATTCAGTAATTCTATCAATATTTGCGAATAAACTGTCAAGACCAATGATACAAAATTGTTTATCATAATCATTATTAACAATTATATTACAATACTTATGTTGATATGTAGATGGTTCTCTTTCCCATATTTTAGAATGTTGATTAATATATTTTTCATCCTCATATGCATCTTTATCTTTCATTTTTTCATTGATATTGAATTTATCAAAATAAATAGGTGAAATAAAATAAGGTCCAATGCGATTAATCTCAGAATTTCTAATTAATGAAAAATTATTATTAGAGTCATTCATGTACTGAATATATCCAAGTTTATGTATTTTAGCTATGTTAGTAGATATTGATGTTCTAAGGATAATTTCATAATCATCACAAATTGGTAAATATTCACAATAACTTCCCATATCTAAAAGTGTCTCTCGTCTCCATATTCTTGGATGATTAGGACAACATACTAGATGACTCATAGTAATATTATTGATATTAGGAGTGATATAAATTAATCTCCAATGACCGTCATATTTTTGTGAATAATATCCTCCGTAACCCTTACAAATAAAATTTCCATACCATTGATTTTCTCCATTTTCATAAACGCATGCGCAATCAAAATAAATAAAGCCAATATCTGGTTTAGAATCAAATAAATCAGCTGATTCTTGTAAAACATAAGGCATAAGTTCATCATCATGGTCCATTTCTAGCAGGTATTTTCCACGACATAATCCGATAGTTTCGTTTTTAACATTTCCGATACTTCCGTTGTTACAGGATTTTCTATAAAAACGTACTCGTTGGTCTTCGCTAAAATGTTCACGTAAAAAGCTAAAATGTTTATCATCAGGTGAGTCATCCATAATAATCCATTCCCAATCAAGTAATGTTTGTTTTTTAAGACTATTATAAACTCTTAATATTTTTTGATAAGAATTAAAAGATGGTGTAAATAATGAAAAAGTAGGTCTAACTTTGATGCGTTCAAGTGTACATAAATTAATATAAAAATCATTAACAAAAACATTAAAATTGTTTACATTTAAAATATTAGGAGAATCAGGTGTAATATGAATATGACGATTCATCATATTTTTGGAAATAATAGTAAGTAATTCGTGTTCATATGAATCTCCATAAGTAATTAAAAAATGAAAATTAGAATTGTGAAGATTTTTAACGTAATCAATTGAATCAGCAATAAAAATAGAACAATCTAATTTGTTTGCGTTTTCAATAAAAAAATGGTCAATATGACTAAAATTATCTTTGCGGTAAATTATAACAAACGGATATTTCATTATATTTATAATGAATAAATGTTTAAATAGTATTATATATAATATATTTTATATTTTATATTTTATATTCTATTTTAAAATTCAGGTGTATGTTTTTTAAATAAACAACCTTGAGGAGTTAGATTTCTAATATCACTAGTAACAATTTGTGGATTTTGATGATCACAATTTGTCATCCAGATTTTAACAATACAGAAATTTTTTTTAGGTGAAATGGTAATACCTGTCACAGAATTAACAAAAACGCTATTTGTACTAATAGTTTCTCCAATAATAACATATGTTAAGTCTCTCCAAACTTCAAATACATTTTTATTAGATACCTTGTAAGAGAAGCATCCTCCGTTTCTATTCTTAGAATCTTCCCATCTAGGCGTAATTCCGTCTCTCATAATGAATAACATACAATTTTTAACTAAATCAGCAGGCAATGATTCAGTAATAGCAATAGCTTCTTCAACTGTCTTGAATTGATAAATTTTCTTATAACTATTAACAGTCCAATCAGGGTCTTGGGGTAAATGAGCCCAAAGATTCCATTTATATTTCAATTTATGAAATACAGAAGTTTCAGAAACACTTGTAGTAGCCATTGTTAAATCAGTATGATAGGTTTCCATTATATATTATTTAATTCAATTTTTTTTAAATTATTTTAATTAATATATATAAATTAGAATTTGGGTGTAAAATAAACTAATTATCTGCTTCTAGTTTTACAAAGTCGTCGGATTTATCAGAGTCAATAGAAGTTTGTTCATCATTATTGTACCTATCAGAAATAGATGAGTCGTTATCATGAACAGGAGTATTAGAAACTGGGAAGATAGTGTAATCATATTCATTAAAGATTATATATTGATGTGGTAAAAGTGTAATAATATTAGCATTATTATCAATTATAGTGACAATATAGTCAAACTTTGCTGTATTAATTGAGACCTTGAGGACATTCTTTAAATAATATTTAAAGAAATTTTGATTTAAACAATTATTTACAATATAATAGTTGGTTTCATCATTCTTTAAATCTATTGTATATTTATTACCATCATGTTCTAATTCTATCATCATAAATTTAATCTTTGACGTGGTATAATCTACAGTAGACGGCATTTTTTCATAATATATTTTATTTACACATCCCGTTTCAAAATTTTTATCACCTAGTAATATTCCTGAATGTATAACTGGATCAAAAATATTTGATATATATTCTAATGATGTTTTATCTGACGAAAACACTGTGTATTCATTATCACTATTTTTAGAAATTATCTTTATACTTTGTATTTTCACTTCAACTATTATATTATTATCCTTTAAATATTTTTCAACACTTTTTATATATGACATAGATTTATTTTTAATCTTTTCCATTTGGATTTGACAAAAACTAAACCCATATAATAATTTATAACCTATGTCTATTGCTAATGGTGATAACTTATTTTTTGCGTAAATTAATTTTTCCATAATTATGCTCATGTATATTTTATTATTAATTGAAAAACTAATTGACCCTCCTATTAACTCTAAACTAATTATTAAACCAAGTATTAAACCAATTATAGCTAAATAATTCATATATATTAATAATTATGAATTATTTAAATAGTTTTATTATACTTATAAATCTATTCATATTCTGGGTCACTTGACCAATATGGAAAACCATCACTTATGTCATTTGTTTCAGATGGGGAATCTGAATAAGTAACATCTACATACTTTGTATTCTTGTTTTTACTTTTTATTGATGATGTATATATAAGATTACCGCTCTTTTTTGTATTATTTGTATTACAGTTGTCACATTTTATATTTAAACTACCTGTTGTTGGGTCTAAACCAAATACATACAGTAATATTGCCACTATTAACGACATAAAAATAAATGGAATAAATACAATTATCCACGAAATTATACCCATTCCAGACTGACATAAAGAATTCAAAAGTATTGTAATTATCACCATTACAATTACTTTAAAAAATGCTGTGTTATATAATCCTTTAAAAGTATCTATTACTATTTGTGTTAATGAAAATGCTACATATATTAATGCTGGGGCACATAAACTAAACATTTACTTATTATATATATAGAAAAGAGTTTGCATTATTTAATTAAAAATTGGCTCTCCATCTTTAATTATTCCTACCTTTTTACCAATATCTCCATCCGATTTCATTTCATATAAAATACCATTTTCCTCTCCGGTTGCAAAGTAAGTTATATCATCAATTTCAATCTCAAATACCTCTTCTTCCTCTTCCTCTTCCTCTTCAGCGACTACCTCCGCTTCAGAGACTACCTCCTCTTCAGATACTACCTCCTCTTCAGATACTACCTCCTCTTCAGATACTACTTCCTCTTCAGATACTACTTCCTCTTCAGAGACTACTTCCTCTTCAGAGACTACTTCCTCTTGCATCAGACGATTCAATAACATGCTCTCCATTTGGATAGTCTCTACAACTGGTTCTGTCTCTACAACTGGTTCTGTCTCTACAACTGGTTCTGTCTCTACAACTGGTTCTGACTCTACAACTGGTTCTGACTCTACAACTGGTTCATTTTTAATAGGTTCAATGTGTTCACCAAGTTCTTCCCCAACCGATAATTCATCTTCCTCTTCTTGATTCGGATAGTTTACATCAACATTTATTAAATCTTCTTTTCCATCATCTATACCTACGTCTTCTTCTGCCTTATCAGGTTGTTTATCTTGATAAACTTCTACAAAAGGATCTAATCTTATTGTTGAACATGTAATTAATAGAGGATTTACATCATCCTCATCTTCACTTTCGTATTCCTCTTCCTCTGTTGGATCCTCTTCCTCTTCCTCTTCCTCTTCCTCTTCTTCAAAGTTATTAGACACCTTATCAGTATCACCTGCGTTGTCATTAGATAGTTTCTCTTTAATATGTAGTTTAATATGAGCTTCATCGGTTTTTTCAGTTGGAGAACCATTTGAAAATCCAGGGTAACTAGTTAATTTCTGTTGACCTCTGATTTGCTGACATAAAAACTTACTATTATTATTTGTATTATTCTTAATTTCGTTTAATTCATTCTCTAATTGTGTTACTTTTATTGTTAATTCATCAATCTGTTTAACACGTTTTCTTAAATGATATTTACATTTTCTTAAATTATATTTAAGACCTGGTTTGCTATCATTTATTACCCAATCTAATATGTTTCTATCCTCTAAACAAAATTGGACTAATGGTTGTGGTTGTTGTGGTTGTGGTTGTGGTTGTGGTTGTTGTGGTTGTGGTTGTTGTGGTTGTTGCTGTGGTTGTTGCTGTGGTTCAACATTCATATCCGACATGGTATTTTCTCTATATTCTTTAAAATTATTAGTATCGGTTTTAATTTTCTTCAATTCATTATCTAGAATCTTCGTCTTGTCTAAAAAATATCCTGTTAAATGAGTTAATTGTACAATTTCATCATTATTTATTCTTAATTTTGTAGTATGTTCGTCAAGGTTTGTCTTTAAATGTTTAATTTCATTTAATAGAGATCCGATCAGAGCATTATTTCCTTTTGAATAATTATCATCAGAAAAATTACATTCTTCAATTTTGTTAGTTCCATTATTTTTCATTTTTTGTAACATTGAACACATATGTTCAATAGTCACCATTTGAATTAATTTTTCAAGAGTATCCATAGTTGTAGCCATTCTTTATAGATAATATACTATATAACAATTCGTTTAATATGATTTAAAAAATATTTATTGTAAGTATATATGTCGGACGGAATAAGTTTTTTTAGTAATGATGACATTGATAAACATGTACAAAAAGTTATGGCTCACACAAATTATACTGAGGAACAATCAAAAGAAAAATTAAGATTATTTAATTGTGATTATATGAGGGTAATAAAAGATTATATGGGAATTCCTGAGAAAAAGGAAGAAAATAAAGTAAAATCTGTTAATCAAGAAATTTATAGACAACTTAGAACTAAATTAGATAGTTCAATGAAGGAATATAGAGAAAAAAATCCTATAAATATGGAACAAATTGTAGAAAATTTTAAGGAATCAGATGAACGTGAAAAGAAAAGAATAAAAAACTAAATTGATTTAAATATGATTTAAATATGATTTGTATATTATATTTAGATGTCATTAAGAAAAATATCAATCCAAATATACTCGGATTTACATTTGGAACTAACAAAAAGTATACCAAAAATTACTCCAAGAGCTCCATATTTATTTTTAGCAGGAGATATTAGTAGATTTAGTCATCCGTCATTTAAAGAATTTTTAGAATACTGTAATCAAAATTGGGAAAAAACATTTTATGTATTTGGAAATCATGATTACTGGAATAAGAATTCCTACATACAAGAAATAAAAAGACAAACAACGGAGTTTTTAGAAGTAAACAAACTAACAAATATTAATATTTTAGATAATAATTTTGTTAGTTTAAATGAAGATATAATTGTATTAGGTTCAACTTTTTGGACCCAATCACCATTTATTACCGAATATGAGGCAAGAATGTATATAAATGATTATAATATGATACGAATTAAACGAGATATAATGGATATGAGGCCGTATGACTTATCTCCTAGAGATGTAAATCAAATGAACTTTGAAGATACAACAACTATTTATAATATCTTAAATGAAAATAAACTAACAAAAGATAAAAAGGTTATTGTAATGACACATTTTCCTCCACAACAAAAAAATACATCTCATTCAAAATATAATTTACAAGGAAAAATGATGAAAAATTATTTTAGCCATCCTGATGACACATTACAAGAATTTCAAAATACTTCAAACATATTGTGTTGGATCAGTGGACATACACATTATTCTTATGATTTTATTTCTCCAGAAGGAGTACGTTTAATTTCAAATCAAATGGGTTATATAAAAGAATCTATGTCAGGAGAATCAGGATTTAAAGAAGATGGATTATTTGAAATTAATATTTAAAGATAAATTATAAATATTATATATGTTTATTAAAACTTTATCCTGGGGCATTACAGCATCAGTATCATCTGTTATTATAAGTATTATTTGTAATTATAATATGAAAACTGTTAGAAATTTAGTAATAGGTTCATTTATTTTTGGTTGCATTAGAGGATATACAGGCAAACCTATGTTTGATTTATTGCTAGAAGGTTAAATTAAATAATTATATTACTATTATGAATATCATTATTTTATTCCAATAAAACTGCATTAGAAGTTCCAAATTTTTCATTTATTATTGAACTCTTATTCTGTTTTTTTCTTTGTAAACGAGTCTTTACATTATAATTATTTGAAGGTATAATCTTATTGTTCAATATAAAATCATCATTATCTTCATGTAATTCAGGTAAAATTCTTGTTAGTGGCTTATCAACAATCAAAAATAATCTTTCATTTCTTAATAATGACCTATATTCTTGAATTGATAAATTTCCATAATATTTTTCAAGCATGTAATATGGATTAGCAGCAGGTTTAATATTCTTTTTATAATCGTAAATTTTAGCATAAACATGATTAAGTAAGTGATAACGCTCAAATTTAGTTGAGCTATCTATATTTTCATTCATTAAATATGCTACTCCACATTCAGGGCTACAAAAACATCCATAAACATGATATGTGCCATTTATAAAATGTTTTGGAATATAAATTGGAGGATTATCAAATTCACATGTATCCCAAAAACAAGCAGAACGTTTATTATTAACATTATTAATATGTAAATTATGTTCTAATTGCTTTAATTTCTTCCAAATTTCTTTGGTTGAATCTTTACATCCCGACTCATCATCATAATCATCGCACTCATAACAACTATCTAATACTGTAATAGATGTGACACCTTTGTCATTATAAATATTTGTAGAATCAATATTTTCATTTCCAATCAAATCATATTTTAAATCTCCTTTACCACCTAACAAATTATACGATTCTATAAAATTATTTGTTTGTATGCTTGTTTGTAAATCTTTCATTGAACATTTTAAATGTAGGATTATGTTAGGTTTTTCTTCTTTTTGTATTTCATTATTTACAGATTGTTGAATTATTTTTCCTCCTTTTGGTTTTCTTCCTCGTTTTTTGCCTATTTTTGGTTCTTCAGTCAAAGTATTTTTTATTATAAAATTATTGGATTTATTATCTTCCTCTGAATTATTATCATCATCATCATTAGTATTAGTATTAGTATTATTACTTAAAATAACTTCATATACATTATTTTTTATATAAGTTGGGTTATCAGTGGTTGTATTACCAACTAAATCGTTTTTAATTTCTGAAACATTTAATTTAATTATATTCTGATCTGTTTTTTTATTATCTTTATCTTTTAAAAAAGAATCCATATTTAATGCCGCCATCAAATCTTTTTTAGACTTACGTCCTCTCTTAGCCTTTATTGGTTCAGTTGTTGAAATTTCTAGGTTGTCTTGCTTTTTACTTTTTGGTCCCATTGTATTTATATAAAACAATGTGCTATTTAATTTAAATGGTTTTTATATATATTATTTACAATATCTAATAAAATTATAAAAAATAAATATTGATGTCTTATATTATTTATCATAACAAGTTCTACAGACTGGTATATAATTATCTGAGCCTACTATTGTCTGTTCTTTTTCGTTAGTAATCCTTTTTGAAAAAATTCCTGGAGTTCCGTTTTTACATAAATTACATAAAGATGTTAGTTTAGTAACCTTGTCACACAGTGGAATTAAGTCTAAAATTTGTCCAAACTTCTTACGTTCGTAATCTCCGTCTAAACCACAAACGTAAATCTTCTTATTATTTAACAGTAAAATTTTAACGAATGTTTCTAAATCAGAAAAGAATTGTCCTTCATTGATTAAAATAACACTGCTAGTTGCTATTTTAAATTTGTCGCTAATCCTTGTTATATTTTTAATATTTAATTCCATATTAATATCTTCTTCCCATAAATCAAGTAATCTTTCAGTTTTAATACATGGGATTTTTATATGGTCATGTGTTGATAATAACGTATTATCGTAACGGTTATCAATTGAATGATTAATAACTGACACAGATATATTACAAAATTTACACTGTTTATAAATTTCAACTAATCTACTTGTTTTGCCAGCATACATTCCTCCAAGAATAATTTCAAGATATCCTGATTCGGTATTAGACGACATTCCTATATTTGCCATAAAATATAAGTATATTAAATATCTTCAATTTTTTATATTATTATAGTCTTAAAAATAAAATTAAGGACGGAACTATCTAGAAATAATCTTTGTATATAATAAAAGATGCCTAATTTATGTTGCTTTGAAAATTGTAGAAAACGGGCTTATTTTGGTGAGAATAAGAAATATGTTGTTTGTAAAGAACATAATACTAATAATTGGTCTGATATTATTAGTTCAAAATGTTTTTGTGGGAAAGCAAGTAAAATGTATAATTTTGAAGGATTAAAACCTCAACATTGTTTTGATTGTAAAAAAGATGGAATGGTTAATTGTGTAGCAATAATTAAATGCCAATGTGGAAACCCTGCTAGATTTAATTTTATAGGAAAAAAAGCCGAATTTTGTATCAATTGTAAACAATTAGATATGATTAATGTTAGACAACAAAAATGCCATTGTAAAAAAACATTATCTACTTATAATTATGAAGGATTGAAACCAGAATATTGTTCATCGTGTAAAGAACCAGATATGATTAATGTTAGACAAAAAAAATGTGGTTGCGGAGTAATTGCATCATTTAATTATAAAGGGTTACAGCCTTTATTTTGTGAAAAGTGTAAACAAGTAGATATGATATGTGTGAGAAATAATAATTGTAATTGTGGAAACGGAAAACCTTATTATAATTATGAAGGTATGTCTGCTAAATTTTGTTCAAAATGTAAAAATTCAGATATGATTAATGTTTTTGTTTTAAAATGTAAAAATAAAGGTTGTTCTACAGAAGCAAATAAAAAATATAAAAATTATTGTGCTTATTGTTTTCAACATTTATTTCCATTAGATCCTTTGACTTTTCAAATTAGATGTAAAACAAAAGAAATAGCTGTTCGTGATTTTATAAATTCAAATTTTGAAGGTTTTCAACACGATAAAGTTCTTGAATATGGTGGTTGCGATTGTTTAAATAGAAGAAGAATAGACCATCGCAAATTAATTAACAACACTTTATTATGTATTGAAACTGATGAAAATCAACATAAATCTTATAATTTAAAAGACGAACAATACAGATACAATGATTTATTGACAACATTTACGTGTAAATATATTTTTATTCGTTTTAATCCAGATTCATATAATGATACAAAAGGTAAAAAATGTAATCCATCAATATCTACACGACTAACAAAATTAAAAGAAGAAATTGATAAACAAATTCAACGAATTGAAAATGAAGAAAATAATGATTTATTAGAAGTAAAATATCTATATTTTGATAATTATAATTAATTATGTATTAAACAAATATAGTTATATAATTAATATATGAGTAGTAGCGGCATACCATACGTGGAGCTCTATCGGCCAAAAATTTTTGATGATATTGTATTAGACCCTCTAAATAAAAAAATACTAACAAATATTATTGAAACAGGCTATTTTCCAAATTTATTATTTTATGGTCCTCCTGGAACTGGCAAGACTACAACAATAATTAATCTTGTTAATTCATATCAGGAAAAACTAAACCAAAAAAATAAAGAATTAATGATTCATTTAAATGCTTCAGATGAACGCGGTATAGATATTATTAGAAGTCAAATTAATCAATTTGTTAATTCAAAGACAATGTTTAATCATGGTATGAAATTTGTTATATTAGATGAAGTAGATTATATGACTAAGAACGCACAACAAGCTTTACGATATCTTTTACAAACCTTCTCTAGTTCTGTTCGTTTTTGTTTAATATGTAATTATATTAGTCGTATTGATGAAGGTTTACAGAATGAATTTTTAAGATTACGTTTTAATCAGCTTCCAGAAAACGATATAATAAAATTTTTAAATAATATTTCTGTATGTGAAAATCTTAATTTACAAGAAAAATCATTACGCTTAGTACAAAAATTATATAAATCTGATATACGGAGTATGATAAATTTTATGCAATCAAATCAAAATATTAAAGATGAAGATATATGTATAATAGATGATAGTGTTTGGGATGATTTATTTGAAAAAATAAAAAATACAAATGAAATATCGTCTATGAAAATATTTACAAACGATATAAGTAGACGTTATAATATAGATAAAAAGAATTTAATCAAGGATTTTCTAAACTATATAATTCGTAATAAGGAAACTCTGAATATTCCTGAATATTTTAATTTTGTTGAGAATATTATACATTTTGAGGATTGTAAAAACAGCTATTACGTAAACTATTCATTAATTAAGCTATCTAAGCTATTAAAGGAATTATAATGAGACATTCGTAATTTTAATTTTAACATAAATTCGTTGGGTGGAGAGCTTTTTGATGGGTCAAAAAAATTTTGTTTTAAACTATATTCATTTACGCTAAACCCTTCCTTCTTATTTGTAGGTGAATTTTGTGGAATTGGTATAATTTTACTCCTTTCATGAATAATTCGTGGTTTACAACTGTTCATTATTCTATATTAAAAGAAAATAATTGAAATAAAATAATTTAAAGAATATAAAGATATAATCGGAAGTATACTTATGGCTTTGAAAATGACAAATAATAATAGTTTACAAAATATTGATGATGAATGGTCCAAATTCCTTACCAATAAATATGATGAATGTTCAAGCGATGACGAAAATAATAATTTACACGACATTATTGGCAAACATACAACAAATAAAACTTTTAATGACATTGGAGTTGAAGACGATTTAAGTTTAGAAATACTTAGCAATCATTCTGACAGTGATACCTATTCGCAATTTGACTCTAGTTCAATCACAGTTCCTGAACCAAGTGATATTTATATTTCAACTAAATCAAAGATTGCATACTTACAACAACCAGTGGATCTTAATATATTTTGGGATATACCTGTTATATCATATTCTAGTCCTCAGAGCGGAGTTATCAAAAAACAAATTAAAATAAATTCTAAAAATCCTGAAGAGCTGGATTTTGTTCAACAAAGATTAAAAAAAGAAATTTTAGTTGATCAACATATTATGTCTCATATTGATAATCCAAATGGACGTATTAAATTTAAGGATATACGTAAAATTACGATAGGTGTATCTACCAAAGATATTATGAGTTATCGCGCAAAGAAGAAGCAAGCATTCTATAATTGTTTTGTAATGATTTTACGTCTGAAAATTAAGGATAGATTTAAAGAATACCATATTAAAGTATTTAATACCGGCAAATTAGAAATGCCAGGAGTTCAAAGTGAAAGCATATTTGAAATCTTATTGGATTATATTATTTCTATTCTTCAACCATTTTATTCAGAACCATTAACATATTCAGAAAATAGTGATACAGTTTTAATCAACTCTAATTTTAATTGTGGATTTTATATTAATCGTGAAGTTTTATTCGATATACTTAGAAGTAAATACAACATTCAGGCTATTTATGACCCTTGTTCATATCCTGGTATTCAATGTAAGTTTTATTACAATAATGATATTGGAGTTCAGACAGGAATGCAAATTACTTCAGAAAATAAGGATAAATATAAAAATATTACAGAGGTTTCATTTATGATATTTAGGACTGGAAGTGTTTTGATTGTTGGAATGTGTGAAGAATTTGTATTACAAGACATATATACATTTCTTAAAGCTCTATTAAAAACAGAATTTAAATATATTTGTCAAAAAATAATATCTGCATCTGATTTGTCAAATAAAGATAAGAAGAAAAAGATTCGTAGAAAGACCATTAATATTATTACAGGTATAACTGAAGTTGAAGAACAAGAACAAGAAGAAAATATTGCTGTTGTAAGTAATAATCATAGTAAATCACAAATTTTAGAGAAATCCGATGAAGAAGTAATTGAAATTGCTCTTAAACAAAAAAAATCAAGAAAATCTAAAAAGGCTGTAAAATTGGAAATAGTAGAGGAAGTTTAATCTAAAAAAATCCATTCTACAATTAATTTTAATTCATCATTATTTATAAAATTTCTTAATTCTGAATCATATATTTTATTTTTAATGATTTTTTCATCAAATTTTTTCTTACTAATTATTTTTTTTATAAATTCATCTAGTAGTCTAAAAAAATCATGTATTTCTATTTTTTTATCATCCAATAACGTTATAAAAAGATATAGACATTCTATATGGGTTGGTTTTATTTTATTTTTATTTAATATAATACTAATTAACTCAATAGAATTACAACTTGTATTTATATATTCATTTCTATTTTCATATTTAAAATCTATATGATTGATTATGAATAAAACAATACTCTTATAAATATGTATATACGTATCTACTGTTGCTAAAATATTTTTTTCTTCAGTGGTTGATTCTTGAATATTTTTCCTATACTCATTATTTATATCAAAAATTGTTTTTTTATATACAAATAATATTGCGTCTCGTGAACTTAATTGTAAAAATGTGACATTATCATCTGATATTTGTTCAATAAATTCAATGTAAAAATAATAGGCTTTTTGAGTATGATAAAATGTTAGTTCTAAATTTTTGGTATAGTACAAAATTACAGAAAAAACATGAATTAATGTCTCAACACCCCTCTCAAAAATAAAACTGTAATAAGACTTATTTTTCATACTTATTTTTTCTGAAATAAACCTCATATACTCTATAATAACTTCAACAAATTTTTCCAAAATTTCTGAAACTGAATTGTTAATTACTGCTTTATAGTTTGAAGTATTATACAAAATAAAATGAGAGTTGTCACTTAAAGTATTTGTTAGTTTACTTGTACTTTTTAAATTTTTCATTATAATAATTAATTATATATTTTATATTAAAATACTTTTTAAATATAAGTATTTAAAGACTTTAAATTTAATTTATTATAAATGTCAACGATTGAACAAAAATCGGGAAGTGCTACTGCACCTCAATCTACTTCTACCCCTGTTCAAGGACCATCCGTTATAACAAACAATACCACATATCGTCTACCTTGTGATACTACTTTACAAAACGCAACTAAGTTGTCTATTGTTGAAGATAAACCTGTCATGTTTGATTATTGGACTGATTCTTTAGATAAAAAAGCTCTTATCGGTGTTAGAGAAGGCAGTGGAGAAAAATTGTTAGTTAAATCTGCCGAGGAGTATACCTCACCAATTGCCAAATTTTATAAATCATTGACTGAATATATTGTTATTACTGAAAATTCCATTTATATTATTGCCAGTGACATTCCTACTAGAAAGATAACTTAAATATATTTATAAATTTACTTAAATATATTCATTCAATATTATTTAAATAATGTCAAGAACATTTGCCAGATTTTTTTCACCATTTTTTAAAACTATTGATTCACATTATCCGATGAAGGATATTGAAGTGTTAGTTACAGGCACTATTATGATTGGAGGAATTTTGGGACACGGTGCTTATACATTAGGAACAACATCAACTAAAATAATTAGAGTTAAACACAAATATCAATTTGATAGAAATGGGCTTACTGAGTTTATGATTATTGATGATAATGGTAAACATTATAACGTGAATAATTCTTTTTGGTATTGGAAATGGGATTCTATTGAGGATTGGCACAAGTTGGAAACTTCAAAAGAAATAAATATTAAATATTATGGATGGAGAGTGCTGTTATTTGGAATATTTCCTAATATAGTATTTATAAATCCATAAACAAGTTTTCTATAATATATTTTATAAATAAAATGTATTATATTATTAATATGGTGGATTAAAAGCAATGGAAACACCATTAGACCTTTCCCATCTTGCACTTCTTGAACCAAACCCAGGGCTATTATTCGCTAAAGCATGATATGTATTATAAGAATATTGTGCTTTTGTTTGAAATCCAAAATATTTTTTAGGAACCAAAGGTAAAGCCATTTCTTTATCTTTTCCAGAAAAAGAATTAGTATAAATTCTTGAATTTAGTCTTAAACTAGAACCCATTTATAATATAATATAAGATAAAATAAAATTTAACTAATATAATTTAAATCCTTTAGTGTAACGTTTTAATGAACCTGCTCCTGGTCCTGTGTTAGCCTGATAAGTTAATGCTAATAGAGTAGCTCCTTTTTTTGTATTAGGATCTGACTGTAAAAAAGAATACATGCGACCAAACCAATATGTGGTGGCATAATTTACACCTGTTGAACGACCTCCAGTTCCTGATAAATTTGGCATATATAAATTTATTATATTTTATTTTTAACGAATTAATAAATTTATGTCTATTTTGATATAATATATTTTTTCATATCTTCTCTAAATTTTAAGCACTCTTGTTTAGTTAATATAGCATAAGTTGTACCCTCATCTGCTTTTTTAACAAATTTGAAAGGAACCTGACTAGCACCGGTAATTTCATATTCCATATTAAACTCTGAACGTTGGAGATATGCCCAAGCCCCTTTTTGATAAGTTATTTCTCCGTTTGAATATAAATGATATATTTGATTCTCATTTGGACTGGCTGTTGTACTTTTATCTATTAATTTATGTTGACCGTCTACATAATGAGCATTATGGGCATTAATTACTTGTTGATTGAACTCATAAATATCCATTTCACAATTACTAGTTTCAGTCATATTTATTATGGTTGTTTATAAATGCTTATATGTGATAATTATAAGCATTTAATAATTCAATTTTTTATTAAAGCCCCCTCTGGGAATTGAACCCAGGACCTCTAGTTTTCAAGTATAATTTAATACAAGACTAGTGCTCTACCACTAAGCTAAAGGGGCACATATTATGTATATTATTGTCTTTAAGTTGTTTTCCAACAATATATATTTTTACTGTCCACTTCTGTATTATTAATTTTATGAATAGATTTAAAAGTCTATTTTTTTTAGCTCTTCCATAACATCTTCTTTTAGTTTTTCAGGAAATTTTACTTCAAATATAATTATTAAGTTTCCTGTATGTTGTTCTCTAGATAACCCCATATTTGGAATTATTTTTCTGTATCCATGACTAATTATATTACCTGAACTATTATTTATTGTGTATATCTTTCCTGTTATATATTTTAACTCAAATGTAAATCCACATAATGCCTCTTTTACACTAATTGTTTTTTCTAAAATAAGATCTAACCCACTTCTCTTAAATTCCGTATTATTATCAATTTTTATAAATAGCTTTATGTCTCCCTTACAATCTTCTCTAGCAACATTACCTCTATCCCGTAATACAATTATTTCTCCTTCATCAATTCCTTTTGGAACTGTAACATATACTGTTTCATTCTCAAATACTTTATTACCATCTTCAATTATCCATCTTTCAATATCAACTGGTATTGTCGTCCCTGTTAGTATCTTATCAATTGGAACAGATACAGTTTTAATTATTGGTGTTGGTTTTTGTATTGCTTTAGAAAACCCTTGAGGATTTACATGAACACCATTATGAAAAATACGAACATTTGGTGCTCCAAATGGTGTTGATTGGCCTGGACCAAATGATTGCATATGACCAAATGGAATGCCGCCAAAAAACTGAGAGAATATCTCTTCCATTGGATTTTGACCTGGAGAACTCATCATTTTAACAAATGGATTATTACGCATGCTATCATATTCCTTTTTTTTTTCAGCATCACCAAGAGTTTCATATGCTTCAGATATTTTTTGGAATTTTGCTGTTGCGTCTGGGTTATTCTTATTTTTATCTGGATGATACATCATTGATAATTTTCTATATGACTTTTTTATTTCATCTATGCTAGATGTTTCTGGCACTTCTAATATTTCGTATAAATTATCATTCATTTATAATAATATTATAAACTAAGATAAACTTAAATACTTATTAACGTATATAATTATTAATGGAACAACCACTTTTTTTAAATAAATATCAACCTTTATATTTTAAAGATTTTGTATTACACGATGAAATGATTGATATTCTTAATACATTAATTAAAATGGATAATCTAAATATATTATTTATTGGAGATATTGGTTCAGGAAAAACAACATTCTTAAATGCATCAATTAAAGAATATTATACAAACTTTAAACCAAACCAATATCAAGATAATATTTTACATATTAATTCACTTAAAGAACAAGGCATTAATTATTATCGTAACGATGTTAAAACATTCTGTCAAACATGTTCATCTATCAAAAATAAAAAGAAGATAATTGTTCTTGATGATATTGATGTCATTAATGAACAAAGTCAACAAGTATTTAGAAATTGTATAGATAAATACAGTCATAATGTTCACTTTATTGCTTCTTGTAGTAATTCACAAAAAGTTATTGAATCATTACAATCTAGATTTACTATTGTTAAAATTAAATCACTACAAAAACAACATCTCGACCAAATTATACAAAAAATTATTGATGCTGAACATATTAATATAACTGATATGGCGAGAGATTTTATTTTAAATGTATCAAATAATAATGCCAAGATTTTAATTAATTACATGGAAAAAATCAAACTATTAAATCAAGATGTTGATATTGAATTAGCCACAAATGTTTGTACTAATATTAGTTTTTTAATTTTTGAACAATATACACAATTTTTGAAAACATCAAATTTAAATTCTGCTGTAAAACTATTATACGATATATATGATAAAGGTTACTCTGTAATGGATATACTTGATAATTATTTTTTATTCATTAAAATCACTAATATACTAACAGAAACACAAAAATACGCAGTTATACCTATTATTTGTAAATATATTACTGTTTTTCATAATATTCATGAGGATGAAATTGAATTGGCATTATTTTCCAATAATTTATTTAGCGTTCTTTCTAATTGTGCTACAAAATAATTTATTGTATTATACCTATAAATTAAACAAACAAATTTTTAATTTATATGCACTTATTATAATATGTCCTCTCAAATATTTAAAGAACACGTTCCAAATGAACTACTTATTAAGTTATTGGACGATATCGCAGTTAAATCTGAAAAATGTTATGTTCTCAATAATAATTCTTATAAAAAGGGTATGTTTAATAATCTTATTGAAGATTTTATTAAACAATGTATACCATATTATTATCTTTCTAAACGTAAATATTTAGAAAGAAAACTTACATATAATTCATTTGTTACTATTATTAGACAAATATGTAATTTCAATAAGATTACATATACATCTCAAATTAAATATGACAAATCTACTTATGATATTATGTATTATATTTATTTTTAAACACTATTATTCCAGTTATACATATTTTTTAACATTCTTAAACAACTTGTTACAATGTCGCGACTTAGCTCTACTTTATCATATGCCACCATCTCATAGTTTCTATCCATATTACTTTCAAAGAATTCATATGTAAGCATATCTGTATCATCATTTTCCAAATTATTAAAATTATATAATGTTATACTTGTTGAACTATGTGCGTCAATTACAAATTCAATAAAATCATACAGATTATTTGCAGATTTACAACGAAATGCATATGGAACAAACTCTTGACTACCTATATCTTGACGCTTACCTCTTACATAATAATCATTATCTTGTCTACTATAGCCTATAAATAATGTTGTATCAACTGAATTACTGTCTCTGATATTATCATGTTCTTCAATACATAAAATTAAATTAGTATCCATTTGTAATTCAGAGTCGTTATATAAAAAGTCAGACATTGCTTATATATATATAGAGCATATTAGGTTTAAATTGTTTTATAATATATATTATATTTATAGTTTAAAATTGATTTAAAATTATAATGTGTTAAAATACATTATAATACTAAAATGGAGTTTGCTGAAGCTAAGAACGAAATTGTTAGAGTAAGAGCTGAATTAGCTCAAAATGAAACTGAATTAAATGAGCTTATTAAACTTTATAGGGAACACCGAATAAAGGTAAATTTATGTGAAAATAGAAATAAAGAATTATCAAAAGAAATTAAAAAGTTGGAAGACATTATTGAATCAGAAAATGCGTTTGAATCGGTTCAAAATGTAGAAGGTTTTGATACTTTATTAAAAAGTGAGTTGGTAGTTATTTCCAACGGTATGGACAAGACAGATTACAGAAAACATGGTAACTATCCTCGTTGGTATGACTTGGAAAGACTTGTGAAGGAAGTAATTTATTTTAAAAAATTATATCCAGGATGGATTCTAGATCATCTAGCAAGAGGTGGTCAATATGATACTCTTCCACCCCAAACATTTTATAGATATACATATAAAACACCACATGGTCATTATATGAATATTGGTGGAATTGAACGTTTGTCCTAAACCCACCATGTTCTTCCAAGAACTGATAATCCTGAACCTTTCTTATAAATTTCCATTTCTCTTATCTCATATAGATTAGAAAACCATTCATTAACAAAATCTTTGGAACTGTCATTATTGGCTTTAAGTTCTTTTTCATAAATATTCTTTATTTTTTGACGAATATAAAGAATACTATCGGACAATGTACTTAAATTTTGGTCACATGTTCTCATATCTGGCCTTAAATTTGCTTTATACAAAATTTCTGAACCCCATGCTACACCTATTCCAGATATTTTTGTTTGATCAAGCATTAAACCTCCCAATTTCTTCTTTGATTTTATCCAATTATCTATTTCCTTCCTTATCTCTTTTTCATCTGCTGTCATTAAATCTATTCCTAATTTTCCTATTTCTTCATTTATATTTTCATATTTATTATCATCACCATATAGCCATCCTGTATTCATCTTAAATAAGTCATCTGTTTCTGTTAGTTTAACCTTTCCAGTTAAACCAAATGACCAATTTTCTGTCTTATCTAAAATAAATAAATGTTTACCATATGATAATGTTTTTTCTTGTTTAAAAACCGTATTAATAGCTCTACTCAAAATCCAAATTTCTGGTCCTTCTGGCATATAAATATACTAACAATTTGTTTTTAACTGCGTTTAAATTTACAATTTATAATTTATAATTTATAATTTATAAATATTATATAAAAATATTATATGGGCGAACGTAGAAGTTTAAGATTAAGTGATCTTATGAATTTAGAAACTCAAGAATTAATAGACCCAATACTTGGAACAATTTATTATAACGGAATACGGGTTGAGGGTCAGCCAACATTTGATATGTCTGGACCAAGTTTTGAGTTTACTTTAGAGAACGGTATCGGTGAAGGAGAGATATTTATTGGTGAAGACACTATACCAATAGAAAATAGTAATGGAGATGAAGAATTTAATGAAATGGAAATAGAATTCCCATTACCAAATAGACCTAGTATACCTCCTAGTTATATGAGCAATAGAAATGATAAAAGAAGAGGCATGGGTGGTAGTCGTAAACGTAAAACTGGCCGTCGTAAGAAAAGAACCTCTAGACGTAATAAAAGAACTACTAGACGTAAGAAAAGAACACGATAAATCAACTAAATGATTATAAATTTCGGGTTAATTCTAGTTATTAATTATACAAACCAAATAAATTAGACAAAACATAATTATTATTTCTATATTATAACTATGTTTCAAGTAATTTGTTAATTGTCTTCTAGCCTCATACTAACAAATTGTTTATATTTATACTAAGTATCTTTATATATTTCTAGTGTTCTAGCACTAGGGTCGGTTGCATTTGTATATTTTGGCATCCAAAAATACGGCAAAATATGTGAACAATTTGGAAATTCTTTATCAAAAATACGTTTATAATACATTTTTTCAGTTTCAATATTTGCTTCAAACATAAAATATGCCTTATCTTGTTCTAAATTAATAGAATTTGTTTGTAATTCTTCTTGTTTTTTATTTAAATTATCTGCTATTTTTTCTTGTAAAATTTGATATAATGATCTTCCATGAGAACTAACCCCATCACTAAATGCTTCCTTCTTTCTCCAAAGAATTTCATAAGGTAAAATTGCTCTACCTTTCTTGTTAAAAAAATATGGTTCTAAGAAGCTATTTCTTAATAAATATTTTTCTGGTTCTTTAAAATTATTATGATTGCGAAAATAAGTCGGAATAGACAATATATAATTTACAAAACTTCTATCCAAAAATGGAGTTCGCGGTTCAAGTCCATTTGAAGATATTGATTTATCTGAACGTAACACATCAAACAAATGAATATCTTTCAATAATCGTCTAGTTTCTTTATCAAATTCAATATCATCCGGACATTTATTCATATATAGGTATCCACCAAACAATTCGTCTGAACCATCTCCATTAAAAATAACCTTTGCTTCTGAATTTTTAGAAATGTATTTGCCTATTAAATAGTTTCCTATACTTGCTCTTACTGTAGTTGTATCATAACTCTCAATTGCTCTAATAACTTCTGGAATTGAGTCAAACATGTCTTGTTCTGTTACAATTATTTCTTTATGATTAGAACCAATATACTCCGCAACTATTTTAGCATATTTTATATCTTCGGAGTTTTCAAGACCAATACTATAGGTTTCTATTTGAATTCCCTTTGAATTAAAATAATTAGCTACTAATGCGGCTATTAAACTACTATCAAGACCACCACTTAATAAACAAGCAACCGGTCTTTCAGTTGTTTTACATCTTTTAATAACAGCTGCGTTTAAATATTGTGATATCTTTTCAAAAAATTCTTTTTTTAGGCCTTCTACATTATATGTTAATATAGAATATGAAAAATTAGGTATATAATACGATTTGTTAGTTACTATTGGTTCCCATTGTGGTTTTATTTTACTTCCATATTGAAATATTGAATATGTTCCAGGTTCAAATTGTTCAATAAAATAATGTTGTTTATTTAAGTTATAAAAATATTCCAAACATTTTAGTTCTGAAGCGAAACCATATAAATTTAATAAATTGTAATTATTAATATTATAAAGTTTATATAATGGGCGGACTCCTAATGGGTCTCTTGCTATATACATGTTGTTAGTATTAATTCTATTATCATATAATACAAATGTATAAACACCATCTAACATATTTAATGTTTGTTCAATTCCATACTTGAGATATAAATGAATAATAACTTCACAGTCCGAATCTGTTACCGGTTTAACATCCATACATGTATATAGTTGTTTGTAATTGTAAATTTCTCCATTACAAATTAATACAATATCTTTGTAAACAATTGGTTGATTAGATTCAATATTAAGACCATTTATAGCTAATCTATGAAACCCAAGAACCATTTTTAAATATTTAGTTTCTAATTTGGAAAATTCGGGTCCACGGAATTTACCCTTCATAAACTGTTCATTTATTACTATTTTATCCTCTACAGAATCACTATTATATGTTGG